AGCACCACCCTCTTGAATAATTATACAATTTAACATAGAGGCGCAGATAATTGGCTGCGTGAACACACAATCGTCCATGTCGCCTGTACGGACGTAAAAGTTAAAGGAATGGCACCATGAAAGCCCGAGCAATATTAGTTATAGATTATCTGTTCGAAGAAGGTGGCTATAAACAAGCCGCTGCCGAGCAGGAAAAGATAGAAGCAATGCTGGATAAGTTAATCAAAGATAACCCTGCAGTGGTAAACTCGCAGATGAAAATCACTGAGCGCCGGGGAGATACCCCGCCTAACATATCTAAGATGAAATTTAGGAATAACTAAGCCTAATCAATAGTTTATAATTTAATTAAGAGCCTCGGTCATTCCGGGGCTTTTTTTATTTTATAAGCCATGCTATCCAAGCGCACCTAACAATCAGCTAACAAGGTGTTAAATGGACCACTCAATAATCAAGAGCCTTCTTAGAAAGGACTTTTACGAGCAGAACAAGACCCGACTCAAGGCGTCTCTTTTCGAAGATGAGGTACGAGACCTCTACAATGTAATCACAGAAGCCCATGATAGGTACGACCATGACTTATGCTCCAACGAACTAAACCTCCTATACGAGCAGCAACACCCGGTAGCCACTAGAGCTGAGAAAGAAGTTGTTGCAGATCTTATTTGTCGTATTTCTCAATCGTCAGACATATCCACTGAAGTGGCTTCGGATATACTATTAGATCTGTATCGTAAGACAGAAGGCCTGAAGATAGCTAACCACGGCATATCTATTTCTGAAGGTCGCTTCGATGCATTGGAAGAAGTTAAAAACCTGATCAGTAAGATCGATGAGGACTTTGAGCCTGACGATCTACCCCAGCCCTGCCGCTTAACTGTTGATGAATTAATGGCTACGGCGAGTGACGCCAACCGCTGGCAATTTAATATCCCTACGTTGTCTCGGCACGTTTATGGCATTGGGCCGGGGGAGTTTATGGTGGTGTTTGCCCTATCTAATGTTGGCAAATCTGCCTTTGGCATCAGCCTATGCTTTGCGCCCGGAGGTTTTGTTAGCCAAGGAGCAAAGTGCATGATCGTAGGTAATGAAGAGGTTGTAGCTCGCACCCGACTACGTGCCATGATTGCCTACACCGGAGTGAGCGCCCGACAGATAGCGGATGGCAAGGGCGTTGAGGTGCAGAATACGTTTGCTGAGATCGAAGACAAAGTTGAGTTTATAGACGCCCAAGGTCTGGATCTAAATACGATAGAAGCCTGCATAAAACGCTTTGAGCCAGACGTTGTAATTGTCGATGTAGCCGACAAGATCGTTATACCCGGCAATTTTAATGCCGGGCACGAGCGCTTGAGAGCCTTGTATGTTCGTCTGCGTGAAACCGCCAAGACTTATAATTGTATGTTGCTGGGGGTTAGCCAAGCCAGCGCCGAAGCCCATAACAGAACAATCCTGCCCTTTACTATGATGGAGAACTCTAAAATTGGTAAAGCCTCGGAAGCTGATTTAATCTGTGGCATTGGGGCCTACGATGATCCTGATGATAATACCCGGTATCTAAGCATTTCTAAAAATAAGTTAAACGGTTGGCATGGTACCGAAGCAGTTCAACTCCAAACGGAGGTTAACCGCTATGTCGCTTAATGTACTTACCCTCGATGGAGAGACCACCACACGTAAGTTAGGCGATAAGCACGACAATAGCCCAATGAACCCGAATAATAAGTGCGTGGGCATGTGGTTTAAAAAGAATGATGCCCCGGTACAAGGTCTGGTATTCTATCACGCTGAAAAGGATGTACCGGACGATCCTGCCCCTCTTGTGGAAGCACTAAAATGGGCGGATGTGATTGTCTGCCACAATGCCAAATTCGATATAATGTGGTTAACCCAGATGGGTTTTACCATACCGCCTAAAGTATTCTGCACGATGATAGCTCAGTATATTTATGCCCGAGGCCAGATCCAAGAAAAGTTTAGTTTAGAAAAGGTGGCTGAGAAGCGGGATGTAACTCGAAAAAAGAGTGAGCTGGTGTCTCAGATGTTTAAAGACGGAACAGGGTTTGATCAGATGCCCCTGCATATCGTCGATGAGTATGCAATCGCTGACGTTCAATCGACCTACGAAATATACCTGCAGCAAGTGGCCGAGCTAGAGCTGCCAAAGAACAAACCCCTAAAGCCTATCTTTGATCTGATGAACGAAATGCTCATGTTTCTCGTGGAGATCGAAACCAATGGAATTAGAATAGACCGGCAAGTTTTATCTGATGTTGAGGTTAAGTTTAAGACTGAGAAAGCCAAGCTCGAGAATGATCTATCTCGGATCATTGAAGAAGTTATGGGAGATACCCCTATCAACTTAAATAGTGGGGCTGACATGACTAAAGTGGTTTACTCACGGCAAGTCATAGATCGAAAACAGTATGTGGATGTATGGAACATAGGCCTTGATGCTCGAGGTAAGCCTAAAATTATGTACCCCATGAGCGATAGTAAGTTCGCCCGTTTAGTTCGGGAGAATACTCAAAAGATCTACCGGACGGTGGCGCATTGCTGCACTGAATGTAGTGGATCTGGCCGCATCAGAAAAATTAAGAAGGATGGTACGCCATTTAAACAAACAAACGTATGCCCGGTCTGTGCTGGTGCTGGAGCCATTTACGTGCCTACTAATAAAGTAGCGGGGCTCAAGCTATCCCCGGTGGATTCGTCCTACGTGTCGATCAATGGATTCAAAACGAATAAGGAGACAATTAAAAAGCTGCTCCTGCAAGCTCAGAACAAGGATAATCTGCAGGCGGTAGAGTTTCTTACCAAGATGACTCGCCTTAATGCAGTCAGCACGTACTTGGATAGTTTTATCAAAGGCATCCAAACCTACTGCCGAGACACTGGCCTACTCCACTCCAGCTTTAATCAGACCACTACTGCTACGGGTCGCTTGTCTTCTACCAATCCTAACTTCCAAAACTTACCCAAGGGCAATAAATTTGAGGTACGCCGGGCTATTGTCAGCCGGTTTGGTCCAGAAAATTTTATCTGCGAAGCCGACTTCAGCGGCCTTGAATTTAGAGTGGCTGGCGAGCTTAGTCGAGATCCGCAGATCATCGAAGACGTTTTAAACGGTAAAGACGTTCATAGTCAGACAGCCTCGATTATTCACCAAAAGCCTGCCAGCGAGGTGACTAAAGACGAGAGAGGTGCGGCGAAGGCTATGACGTTCCAGCCGTTATATGGCGGGATGGGAAAAGGTTTAGAGCCGCACTTACGACAATACTTTGATTCCTATTTTGATATTTATAAGGGCTTGGCTAAGTGGCATAGCGCCTTGGCGGATGAGGTGCTGGAGAAGGGTTATATACAGACCCCTAGCGGTCGGCAATTTGCTTTCCCCAATGCAAAACGGCTGCGGGGCGGTCGGGTGTCTAATCATACACAATTGGTTAATTATCCCTGCCAATCCTTTGCCACGGCGGATGCGGTGCCCTTGGCGTGTATCCGGGCATTACGGGCCTTCAAGGAACGAGACCTTAAATCAAAAATTGTACTGACCGTGCACGATTCTATCGTTTGTGACGTGGTTAAAGAGGAGCTGCCACAAGTCAAGGAAGCTTTAAAATGGGCCATGGTTGGTGTGGCGGATGAAATGAAGGAGCGGTTTAACTACGATACAATTCTCCCTCTCGATATTGAAATCGCAATTGGGCCAAATTGGATGGAAATAGATGAGATCAGTGTTGACTGACGCACTTAGCTAACGTATAGTTAAGCACTAACGAAAAAGGAGACCCGAATGGGCGAGTTAATGTATCACACTGATATGAGCATGGATCAAATGAGATCTATGATGGGAACCAGCGACAGGCCGCTAAAACAAAATTCCCAGCCTAATAATAGATTACCGGAATTGAAGATCAGCTCTCAGCGGAAAGATGAATCCGGTAATGACATTAAAAAACACATGGGCGAGTTCTATGTGAAAGGGCTGGGTGAACCTGTGTACGCTAAGAGTGTAAGGGTTAGGGTTCTGTCGCAGCTTTATCAGTGGGTAGATTTTGATGAAGAGCAGATGCGACCCCGTAATAAAACGATAATGATACCGTTTTTAAATATGGAGCCTCGAGATGAGCTAGGCACTATACGCTGCGGTAAACCCCTGACGAAGGACATGGCGGATTGGCCGAAAGCTAAGAAGGCCCAATACGATTCAATTAATCTGTTTAGGCAGCTACGTGGCTTGGTTACCTACGAAGGCCAAACCGCAGATGGTAAAACTGTGTCGATAGAAAACCAGCCGTGCATTATTATGAATAAGCGCAGCTCGTACATGAAGTTTGAGCAAGGCGTTATCTCCAGAATTAATGGCCGGGAGTTCAGCGACTACTGGCTCGATGTTACGTCCGAAGAACAAGAGATGGGGTCCGTGGTTTATTATACGTGGAAGTATACCCCAGATCTTAAAAACCCCGTGAGTATGGATGATGATACCGAAGCCACATTAGTCGAGATTGCTCGAATGGTGGTGGAAGAGAATGTCAGAATTGAAAATTCGTATAAGAAAAACCGGCAGAACTACGAACTGAATGACGAGGCCTTAAAAGCTTTGAAATCAGTCGAAGCTGACCTTGATGCAGACCTTGTAGACTTACCAGATTAATGCTCGAGGTAAAAATACGCAAAGCGTGTAGTCGGCTCAGTAATAATGAGCCGATTAAAATGGAGCCAGAATGGATCGATGAATGCGTAGAAATGATCCGGGAATCCCTTCATAAGCAATTCTTTCGAAAGAAAGAAAAGTTCCGTCCTCGAATGTCCAACATATCCCGTCCGTCCTGCCAACTCCAGATGGAGAAGCGGGGCAAACCAAAGGCTCGATTACCCTATAACTTCATAGTGCGTATGCTGCACGGGGATATAATCGAGGCTGTTATGCAACTGATTCTTCGGGCGTCAGGTGCAAACATTACCGGCGGTAAAAACAAGGTTAAGTTGGACCTCGATGGCACGGAAGTCCGAGGCGAAGATGATATTGAGATCGATGGTAAAATCTTTGATGTTAAGTCAGCTTCGCCTTGGGCCTTTAAGAACAAGTGGAGCAGTGGCTTAGAGGGTCTCAGAGAGGCGGATGACTTTGGTTATGTAGGTCAATTGGTTGGGTATTCTGTAGCTCAGAATAAAAAACCGGGTGGCTGGATTGTTGTCGATAAGAGTTCTGGTGAGATCAATGTGGTCGAAGCCCCTCTTAGAGCTAAGGATACCAAGGATATTATCCAAGGCATGAAGGATAATCTAAAGGCCCTAGACGGTCGCTTTAAGCGCTGTTTTGAGCCTGAAGAGGAGTTGTTTCGCAAAAAGCCAACCGGATCTAAGAAGCTCCCGGCTACCTGCGGTTTCTGTCCTTTCATCGGCAGTTGTTGGCCGAAGGCTCAGAACTTGCCCATGACCTTATCTCAAGCCCAAAACCCACGGCATTTTTGGTACACTGAGTATGCTGGGAAGAAACTTTGAAAACATCCTCGGCTAAAGCAAAAGGGCGTAATTTCCAGCAATGGACACGGGATCAGCTTTTAGATCGATTTGACGCCCTCGAGCCTGCCGACATTCTTTCAACATCAATGGGCGCAGGCGGTGCCGATTTGAAGCTATCGCCTGCGGCCCAGCGCCTTATCCCACTCAGCTTTGAGTGCAAGGCACATAAATCATTTGCCGTCTACAAAATCATGGATCAGGCGGCAGCAAATTCACCCCAAGGGATAGAACCTATCTCAGTAATCAAGGCGGATCGAAAGAAACCGTTGGTGGTTATAGATGCGGAATATTTCTTTGACCTATTGGCGCAGCCTAATGTCTGATGAAACAGATCTTATAAACACCCTCGTGTTGTACGTTGAGTTAGATGAGGACGGTGGGCTGAACGTGAGCGGGGCTCAGTACCTCGATCAAGATCTAGAGCCTGAGATGGCGCAGTATCTGACCTGTCTAATGCGGGGAATGTTCGTCCTGTTTGATGATCTAACGGACACGTTTGTGCACGTAGGATCTCTCATGGAAGCCTATTCTGAAATGGTTGAGAAGGCGGAGCAAGAGATAAGCTTCGAGGCAGATCCCGAGCTTCTTAAAGCCATTGCTGAGAGCAAGATTATCCCATTCAAAAAGAAGAGTTAACCATGGCTAAATGGGATCTAAATAAAATGGATTGTAATCCGAAAGACCGCATAAAAATTGAGTCTGATGGGCTTTCTACTTCGTATTATGTCTTACCCACCCACGCCACTGAGCTGCGCCATTTGATCAGCTTTAAGGGCATGAGCAAGAGCCGGGGCGATATATTCAAAGCCTGTTATCGGCTCGGTGAAAAGCAGGGCACAGACGTAGCCTACGACCTCAACAAAATGAAGTTCTTCATTCAGGACTTAATCGAAATGCATCAAAGAGGTGAGCCGCTATGAACTTTTCAGACTACCAAACACAAGCCGTAAAGACTGCCATTTATGATGATGCAGATTACATAGTTTATCCTGCTCTAGGCCTGCTTAGTGAAGCCGGTGAAGTGGCGGGTAAAGTAAAGAAAGTCCTCCGGGACAATAAGGGTAATTTTACCCCGGAACTCAGAGAGAAGATAGCCGACGAGGCCGGAGATGTGCTGTGGTACTTAGCCTCTCTATGTTCTGACCTCGGCGTAGACATGGCCTCTGTGGCCCAAAAAAACCTTAACAAGCTTAATAGCAGAATGGCCCGTGGAGTAATTCAGGGCTCGGGAGACAATAGATGAGCAGCTTTAAATCCAACTTAAATCCAGAATTTAGATCTAAGTTTAGTGAAGATATTTTTAATCAAAAGTATAGGCACGAGGGTGCGGAAACTTGGGATGCATTATCCAAGACAGTAATTGATGAAGTGTGTGGTGATCTACTGCCACGAGACGAAATAGACCAGCTCACTCAATATGTGCGTGAGATGAAATTTATCCCCGGCGGCAGATATCTTTATTACGCTGGGCGTCCTAATAAATTCTTTAATAACTGTTATCTCCTAAAGGCCGAGGAAGATAGTCGTGAAGATTGGGCTAACCTATCGTGGAAGTCTGAAAGCGCTCTTATGACCGGCGGCGGAATCGGCATAGATTATTCAGTGTACCGGGCTAGTGGTTCTCCCATCGCCAAGACCGGGGGCCAAGCTAGTGGGCCTATCCCAAAAATGAACATGATCAACGAGATTGGTCGCCGGGTTATGCAAGGGGGCTCTCGTAGGAGTGCTATATATGCCAGCCTGAATTGGAAGCATGGCGACATACATGAGTTCTTGGGGGCTAAGGATTGGGGCAACATGCCGGTGGGAAGCACTGGAAAGACCTTGTGGGACATCAAGCAAGAAGACTTTAACTTCCCTGCCCCGTTAGACATGACAAACATCTCGGTGAACTACGATACAGAGTGGCTGTTGAACTACTACAAGACCGGGGATGTGGGTGATGTATTTGTGAAGAACGTGCGTCAGGCTATGCGGTCTGCCGAGCCGGGTTTCTCATTCAACTTCTTTGATAAGGAAAATGACACGCTGCGTAATGCCTGCACTGAAGTAACTTCAGCGGATGACAGTGACGTGTGTAACTTAGGCTCAATCAACATGGGCCGCATTGAAGACATAGACGAGATGGCGGAAGTGGTCGCACTAGGAACTAAGTTCCTTATTTGCGGCACCTTAAAAGCTCGTCTGCCCTATGAAAAGGTCTACGAAACTAGAGAGAAGAACCGCCGTCTAGGCCTTGGCCTAATGGGTATGCACGAGTGGTTAATCCAGAGGGGATCAAAATATGAAGTTACTCCAGAGCTGCATTCGTGGCTGCAGGTATACAAAGGCGTTAGTGATAAAGTATCTCGAGAAACCGCAGACGAGTTCTCAATATCTAGACCAGTGGCAAACAGAGCCATCGCCCCAACCGGGTCCATTGGTATTCTGGCTGGCACCAGCACTGGCGTTGAGCCTATTTTTGCTGTTGCTTTTAAGCGTAGGTATCTCAAAGGGACCAGTAGATGGGTATACCAGTACGTGGTGGATAATGCTGCCCAAGTCTTAATCGACCAAGGTGCCGACCCAAATAGTATTGAAAGCGCTATCGACCTAGCGTCCGACTATGAGCGGCGTATGGCTTTCCAAGCGGATGTTCAGGACTACGTGGATATGTCAATCTCTTCAACCATCAACCTACCGGCTTGGGGATCTAAGCTTAACAATGAGGATACGGTAGCTGACTTTGCCCTTACGCTGGCTAAGTATGCACCCCGTCTAAGAGGCTTCACTTGTTATCCTGACGGCAGCCGAGGCGGTCAGCCACTCACATCTGTGCCCTATTCAGAAGCAGTAGAGAAGCTTGGAGAAGAGTTCGAAGAGCATATTGAAACCCTTGATATTTGCGAAATATCTGGAACCGGCGGATCTTGCGGAACATGAGTGCGGGTAACATTAAAGGAGCATTCTGGGCTTCGGGGGTAGTGGCTCTTATAATAGCCTTGCTCCCGGTGCTAGTCGCCATGACTTATCCAGAGTACCCTAAGTACTGTAAATTAAGCATTCTGCTACCGTGCGTGGGTGTGGATGATTAAGGGGTTCAGTGCAGAGGACCATGCCCGGTACGACCAACCGGCCAGACAAACAGCCAAGAGGTTTTGGAGAGCCAATGGCTACGAGTGCTACGACCATGAAAATGAGTATGATGTAGACCTCGTAGTCAAAGGCAAAGGGCGTAATTTCTTCTGCGAACCCGAGGTTAAAACCGGGTGGCATGGGTTGAAATTTCCCTTTGAAACCTTACATATACCAATACGGAAGGCCAAGTTTTTAGACCGGCCCACCGTCTTTATTGTGTTCAATAGCAGCCTCCATCGAGGGGCTGTGGTGAGCAGACAATACCTCAAATCCGCCCCAAGAAAAAAGGTACCCAATAACCGGGTACCCACAGGCGAATTATTCTTCGACATACCTGTTGATCAGGTTAAATTCTTCAGCTTTTTAGGAGTGTAATATGACCCTCACTATGCCCTTTGGAGCGTTTGCTCCAGCCTATCAAATGACCTACACACTGCCCGTATTCAGCCTGCCAATGATGCCGGTTTGTACGGTGGTAATGGTAGAAAAAGACAATGAAATCAAAGAAAAAGCCTCTGAGGATATTGACCCCGAGGCTTAAAAACACTACATATTGTGTTGAGCGGTTTGGTCACCGTTCTAGTTAGTTGAGCCCCTCGAACTTCGGTTCGGGGGGTTTTCTATTGCGGTACCAAATCCATCATTTGCTGATCAATAGGATCTATTTCATCATCTAATCCCACTAAAACACCCCGGGCTGATATTGCGGTCATAATAGACAGAGCCCCCGGTTCATTACCCCGAGCAACAAGATCTAAGATACGAGCAAACTCTTCGGGGTATGCCACAATATCACCAATCGTAGCTTCGGCAGCTTCTTGAATTTCCTTGCGCTTACCTTTTGTAAGTGCGTCTAATAAGTTACGAGTGATGGTAGCCTGCGTGTTAAGAACGCCGTAGCGAAGTGTTACTACACGATCCATAAGCTTCTTTAAATCTGTGTCATAGCTTGTGTTTGACCCAAATACTTGGCCTCGCATTGATTGACCACCGGCAGCAATGTCATGGATTTCTAACAAACGAACTACCTGTGCGGCTCGCTCTGGGTCATTCGAAAAGACTATGTTCAAGGACTTCAATACTGGGCTGGAAGGATCGTTAAGGATATTGCCTACCTGCGCCGGGGAAATCGCTCTGACATTCCCGGAGGGGTTAGCCCCACTTACGCCCACTACTTTGTTTATCCTCAACACTTCCCGTAGATTTCTTAGAAACGCAGCTTGTATACCTTCTCGAGCTAATGGCCCGGCGGCATCAACCGCCTCCATGATTTCTGGTAAGAATGTAGGGGCTTGGGGGTTGTTAAATATTTTACCAAAGGCATCATCGGCATTGCCTACCACTTGCGGGTTTTTTCCTGCTAATTGGTATATGAATTTACTAGCGGCTTTATCCTTAGCTTCCTCTACTACTTGTGCCGCAACCGCCTGCGCCTTAGCGAGTACTTGATCTGCTTGTCCTAATCCAGATTCCAGAACATTAAGGTCTTCGATAACTGAATTAAATCGGCTTATCACATCTGGGCTGACATTTTCCAAGCGTGTGAGATAGGGTTGTACTGCATCTACTATCATTTGCCTGTCAGGCGCACGGGCTCCAGTAGCACCTTGTCTAGTCAGGGCGTTCATGGCCTGACCCACCCAAGCTTCCGATAACTCTACCGGGATATTCTGTCCTTCGGGGGCGGCAGTCTGCATAGCCCTAACAAAAGATTTCATATACGATGGGTTGCCTGAGTCAAAGGCTTGGTCAAGAGCTAATAAACCCGCATTATAGGCGTCATCCATTCCGGTGCCTATGCTTGGCACAGCTTGCCGGGCAGCGGCGTCATAGTCTTTTAGTGGGGCTGTACTGCGCCAAGTGTTCTGATGATCCTTCCACAGATTCATTGCTTCTTTAAACTGCTCATCATCAATTTCGGCAGCCATTTCGTCAATGCCATCTTTGAGCATTTTGATCTTATCAAAAGGCATTTTATCTGCGGCAAGTTGTTTTATACGAGCCTCAAGAAGCGGCCTAATTTCCGTATATACATCTGTAAATGACAGATCTTGATTCATAAGCCTGCTATCGACGGCCTCTATACTTCCATCTTTTGCATAGCCTTTTGCCATATCAATTAATTTTTTAAACGGCACGGATGCAGCTTGGTTTGCTAACGTCACTGCGTCTATGGAGTCAATAGCCGTGGAGGCTTGCCTAACCAATTCAGTGAATCGAGGTACATCTAAAGGCTTATAAGGCAGCGTGGCAAACGCATCATCATACATGGTCTTGGAGCTTAACCACTCAGAGTATAACTGAGGTCCGGTAAGTTGCCGTAGCTTATCTGTTTGTTGCTTGTTCGATCCGAGGAGATTTCCTCTCTGCGCTTGTATTAGCTTTTGTGTAATTTCGTTCCGGGACTGTGCTTTGGACAATTCACTAGCTGCGGTATCGGCTTGTCCCTTCGCTGCGTCCACAGTTCGATTAGCAGTTAATACATCTCCTAAAACTGGGTTTGCTATACCTTCGGCAGCTCGATCTACGGCCACCTCTCCGCCCAGATCATCTGAGGTCTTAGTAAGTGCGGCGTCCATACCCTCTAAAAATTCAGACTCTTGCTGCCTTACAGCGGTCCCTTTAGGTAATTGCCGACTACGCAAGTCGGCTATCTTCGATACCATATCCCCGGCTAGTCTCTCTAAGAACTGCTCGTGTCCTTCCGGGTCTAGGGGTTGTCTCCACGCATATGCCCGATCCACGTATTCTTTTACGCCTTCACGCAAAGCAGTTGTGGTGCTTAACGCAACGTCTTCACTACCCAACAACTCAGCATTAAAATTAGCATTTTTGCGGAGAACTTCCCCGAGGATACGAACTCTTTCAGCAATTACCTCATTAGGCGCATTGGCTAGATTGGGGTCTAGCTCGGACACTACCATAAATCCTACTTCAGCATCTCGAGTTTTACTGCCAAGGCCTTTTATGCCTTTAGTACCTTTTCCAAGTAGGAATTTGGCCCCTCGTCCCAGCTTCACTAAAGCACCCAGACCAGCGGAAAAAGCTACGTTGTCTGCAAATATAGATAGATTGGGGTTGTCATCAGCCTCGAGGCCTATGGCCTCTACTAAATCATCGCCAACCAGAGCTTCAGAGCCAGATGGTGCTGTGGCAGTAGCTCCTATGTTTGCCCCCGTACCAAGAATAAATGTATTAACCAAATTAGACGCCGCATCACGCAATTCAGCGGGAGATCTTCCCTTACGATTAACCTTCGACCACTGCTTCGCCACGTAGTTAGCCATTTTAGGTGTGATGTTATACGCTTTGGACAGAGAGTTGGCTAATCCCAGACCAGAAGCACCCCCAATCATAGTGGATATAACTTCTTGCCCTACCGCATCGAGATTGTTTTCGGGCGGTAGCGTAGGAAAGTTTTCTTTAACATAATCGGTTTCGTTTCCGGTTATAGCATCCGCAGCAAATTCCACACTTTGGGCAACCGCTTTAGGTACTTGAAGTACTCCCCCAGCACCGCTTCTAAAAATCTTACCGCCACGCTCGCCTAAAAAACGATCTATGTTTCGCATCTCTGGAGTTGGCACAATATAGGTCTGCTTATTACCCTCACTGTCGGTAATAGTTTGCGTAGCGTCTCCGCCTTGCTCTTGGAATATGCGTTGGTTTTCTGCGTCAATAGCCTGATCGTATATACGCCGCTGTACACTAGGCTCGGCGTTGGCAAAAGCCGGGTCGTTACTAAGCTGTTGGTACACTACATTGTCTTCATCGAATGCAGTAACTCCCATACGCTCAAGAAATCCCATAGGCTTTAGATATTGGTCGGCGGAGAATGGTTTCTCCTCCGCCACTATTACCTCTTCCTCTTCGTCTTCAGGGAGATCATCCCACGGGAATGTTTGATTAGTATCCTGTGGGAGATCATCCCACGGCATTTTATCAGCCATCAGTATATCCTATGGTTTCGTCTTTGTGACGTAAGTTGTCCCATCACTTTGCAGCACATTAAACTTTGTGCCAGATGGAGCCGCATCCCATTTAGCCACATCTGCACGGGAGCGGCCTAATGTTTCGATATTTGCATCCGCACTTGGAAACGACACATTACCGTTCATCCACCCTATGTAATCAGGTAAATCTCGGTTACTTTGCACAGATAAATCACTTAGACGTTCTTCCACCGTCATCAGATCATTACCAACATCTCTTCCGTAGCGGCCTAGTTCTTGGATCGAAGTCCGATTACGTGTTCCTATTGCCAGATTATTCGCAGCTTCGGTTCTTTCTCTGGAGAATCTCTGCATACCGGAGGCAAAGTCCTCAATCCCGTTTCCGCTTAACATAGAATTTCTAATGTTATTATAGTCGGCATTTGAAAATCCGTTACCTTGCTGGCCTAAAGCTTTACCGGCAGCAAATATGTATCGGATCATAGCCGAGGAGAACTCTTTATACACTTGAGCTTCACTCTCTGTCCCTTGGTAATTGGCGCTATTCAAATAATCCTGCACCTTAGCTTCTACAGAAGACCTAGTTTCACCTTCTGCCCCTAAACCAATCACGTCTAAGAGTGCCCCCACCTCACGTTTAGCACTAACAAAACTGGAAACTGCCGTACCACCAATGGCAGTTAATACTTGAGGATGCTGCCGGGCTAGTTTTTCGAGTTCATAGCCTTGTTGAGTAACATCAATAGCATTGGTCACCCCATCAAAACCGGCATCTAACTCTGCAGAGGCTCGGGACACTGCCTGCGCCCCCATTTTCTCAATATCAACCGAGGATAATCCCGTATAACCGTTCGGGTTATCCTCCGTCTGCGGCATTATACTTTCTGAACTACCCATTGGCATGAAGGATTGATCCGCCCCTACTGTGCCCGGAACCATAACTCCATTAATAAAGGCTACTGCCTCGTCCCCCTCTGAAGTTTCCTTAAATGAAGTCATTAAGGCTTCTCTATGTTTGGGGTAAGTTAACGTCATATACGCCTCACCCTCGGCAATAAGTGTTGGATCACCGCTCGCTATTTTTAACTGGGCGTCTGCGTACAATGCTCGTACCGTACCTGCGTCCAACTTAGTTACTTTTGAAGACGTGCTTAAAGAAGCTTTGGCGGCGGCAACCATTTCTGCCTGCTTCTCTGGTAAAGCAGTTCTGTATTCTGGGCTCTTGAGCAAACTTGCTACTACTAATCCCTCGAAGCTAGTGGGGTCATCCTTATCAATCCCATCTGGTCTAGGAGGTTCGATTATAAATGTTTCTTGCGTTCGATCCCCAGCGGTACTGGTTTCCTCTATCCCCCCTGCCATAGCATGTGTTCTAGCGTAGTCTGTTAGGCTAGTTCCGTTGGAGTCTTTTTCATTATACTTGCCATCCGTAATCAAGAACTGTTTTAAGCCGCTCTTACCACCTAGATGCGCTACGGCGACTAAGCTGGATTCAGTTAACGTGACGCCATTAATCTCTGTGCCTATAAACTTATCCAAGCCTTCGGATTTTATGTATTGTGAAATGTCACTAAAGTGCCAATCCGCAATCTTCTCTTGCTCGGCTTCTGGCATATTCAGCATGTCTTTAGCGGTATAATTCGTACCGGCAACTGCGTTGTAATCGGCTAATCTAGCATCACCAAATTGATAACGCCCCGCAAACATCTTACCATCTGGGTTAACATTCTTAGCTGTAAGATCCCCGCTGCCACGGCTTTCAGTATTAGCAAGGCTTCTCCGTACACCTTTAGGTTCCCGTGGCCCCTTCAGGTCGGACATAGATTCCTTAAAGGCCTCGTCCATCTGTGCTTCTATTTCAGGTGGCTTCGGCCCTCTATTCTTATAAACGCTGGCGGCGGCTAGTTTTCCTAGTCTGCCATCCTTGATTAAATCTTGGTATAATGTGCGAACACCGCTTACATCGTCATTTTCGACTTCTAGCTGACTGTATACATGGTTGGTAAAATTTAGATTGTTAGAATCTAGTCCTAAACCATCCACGATAGACTTGGCTGCCTTTAGCCGTTGTGAATTCTTTTTCTCTTCAGCTTTTTGTTCTGCCAGAGCTTCCTCTCTCTTTTTCTTGCGGTCTGCCTCTTCTTCAAGGCGCATCATCTGCTCTTGCTTGAATCGGCCTTCCATACCCGCCCCTATAGAGCGGATTAAAGTACCAAAGCCTTCATCAACAGCACTTTTCTTTTCAGGAGCGTAGCTGATTTTGCCTGCGTAAAAATCCCGTTCTACATCACGCCAACCCATCTTGCGGCTCCTCTTCGTTGTTAGTCATGCCCAGCATACTGGCCTGCTCTTCATCCGAAGAACTCATTGCCTCTTTCGGATAAGGAGTTCCCATCAAACCACCAGAGGGCATAGGCTGTGGTGGTGGCGGCGGTGCTGCCACATCAGGATCTTCGTCATCTAAAATGCCCAGCGCCATTCTTAGGCTGGTGGGAGTAATCATTTTGTCTTTGTCGGTAGATGGAACCATCTTATGTTTAATACCGGCTTCTTTGGCTAATATGCCAATGTATCGGGCTACTGGCCCTGCAACGAGTATAGCTAAATCAATGGCTATCTTACCTTTGGATATTCCCTGCATTAGGAGAGAGCCGGTAAGGCTTGCGGCGTCCATCTTTAGCTGAAGCATGGACATTACCAAATGCTGTTGATCTGGCTCATTGAGCTTACTGATAAAGTAATCTACCGCCTCATCGTAGTCAGCATACTCCGGTGGCCGGTGCCAAGCGTAGTTACGAGTATCGGCTGTGAAGTTTGCGCCGGGAATAGGTGCATCAATTGGGAGTACCATTTATTCTTCTTCCTTTTCGATTTCACCCGTGAGTTGCTCTTCAAGCTCATCAAAATAATCAGGGGTGTAGACTAGGCCACCTTCCTTCAATCCATTGGAGTTGATAGGCAGTTTACCGTCAAGAAACCGCTTCACTGACTTCACTACTGCGTGTTCAAACTTCATTGTTTATCATCCCGTAATTAACCTTCAGATAACCGTCCTCGCCTTGTGTTACGGCGTGTGGATGTGTTTTCAGGACTTCTTGGGCCAATACACCAATGCTAGGATGCTGGTCTGCGCCTAGTGCCTTGCCCTTATCGTTCCAATCCCAAGTGTAATAATTCACACCATCAACGGTATCGTAATGCTCAATATTTTCTTTCAATCGAATGTCGGAGAACCAACTCATCACATCGATTTCTAATGGCCCATCATCAAATGGATTAAGGTCAATATCGCCCTCAAGAACATTTTCCACTGAATCTACCAGATCTATTTCAAGAGCTTCACCGGCCCCAAATGGATTAGCGTCTAAAGCCTCTAAGGCTGCCACGGCTGCGATAGTGGCTGTAACAGGGTTAGCCACAGCAAAAGCACCTAAGTTAGCTAAGACGCCACCACTACCTGCCGTTCCTGCCGCTGTTCCGGTGGCTGCAGCCGCTGTTCCGGTGGTTGCAGCCGCTGTTCCGGTGGTTGCCCCACCAGTAAAGACGCTCGTGACTCCACTGATTAAATCTCCTGCCCCTCCAATTAAGTCTATGCCATCCCCATCGCCAATACCTACAGCGCCTAGTGCGGAGTTTAATCCGTCCATTACAGTGCCGTATGTTGAAGTCACTCCGTCTCTATATATAGAAGCGGTTAAGGCTGTACCCGCCAGACCAATAAGGGCTGTCATAGTTTCACTCATACCGCCACCCGCTTCGGAAGCGGCTTGCGCTCTAATTCCTGCCATTAGGATATTAGCGTCACGATCAGCATCGGAGTTGTAATTATTTACTGTGTGATCCAGTAGACTATCTACCCTATCCCACATTTGATTCATCGCCTCTTGGCTAAGATCCAATCCATTACGAACATCTTCTGTGGCAGCATCAAACTCCATTTCTGTGTTTGTCTCGGCTACGGATTGCCGCCATTGAGCATTATCGGAGTCAATTTGATACTGCATATCTGAGTAATATTTCTGCCGACTGTCTTCCATATCGGCCTCAAACTCAGCGCCATCATTTAATTCTCCGGCATTAAACCTTTTAATTTGATTAAGCTGCTCAGAACGATGCATTTGAATATTAGCATTCAGATTGTCGTAGTACTTTGTGAAGTCGTTTTCTTGCTCTACATCAAAGCGTCTAGCCACGTTTGTTTCGGCGGCATCTGAAAGCATTACGTCTATACGTTCTTGGGTATTAATAATCTCGGCTTCTTGCTCCAAGTCTAAGTTCTTTAAATCCATTTGCAGAAAGGCATCGGCATTGTTCACCGCCGCAGTTTCCCTCGCCCCTAGATTAGCTGTCTCAAATTTAGCCAAAGTTTGCGCTTTGTTAATAATCGACTCTTGGCGGTTGTCTAAATTCTCCGTAGTCAGCGTTTGAAAGAAAGACGCCTCATCCTTGGATATGCCTATCGTTGCTTCCATAATAGCGTTTGCCATCGCTGCAGTTGCTGCAGTACCGCTTATCCCATCGAAGGCTATGGTACGTTTTAACATACGAGCGGTAGATTGCGCCCACGGCGGGATAACAGGCTCACCCGTATCTGGGTCTTTAAATTGGCGGCTGATGATTTCCATCTGACCAGCAATTGTCGCCTTGGCGTCCGTATAGTTACCCTCTCCCAGTTCTTCTGCAAGTAAGCGCCCAGACGTTGTAGAGGTATCGATAATCGTGGAGAAGTTTTGAGAAGCGTATTGGTTTAGGGCAGCACCGGTCTGGTTAACTGTACCATCTTCATTAACCCCTGAAGCTACCGCATCAATGTCAATTTCTATATCACTGGCGTCTATAAGCGCATTAGAATCCTCAGTAATCTCACCCTGCGCTGCATTTACCGTAGTTTCTGGAGTTCCTAAATCCTCTAAAACAGTCTCAACATTATCTGAGTAACCTGCCGCATCGGGAATATCAGTAATCTCGTCTGCTAATGTAACATCTTCTTCAGCCACAGTATTTGTATTATCTATGACCAGATCATCCCCTAGCTCATAGCGCTCATCAGTAGCATCAAGATTTGTTCCCGTAGCGTCAGGATCTAATTCAGTATAATTATCACTTACCAACAGATCATTATCAGTCAAAAACGTATTAGGATCATCGGCCAAGGACTGTATATCAGTATCCTGAGCAGTCATGCCAACGTCATCCATAGCACCGTCGAGATCGAAGATGTCTTCGTCCGAGTCGATTGTCACATCATCTTCAGCCATTAATATTATCCCTTTCGGCTTCGCACCGTCTGATACGATCACGTAAGTAAATGTAGTTTTTCATCGCTTCCTCTATCGCCCGACTGTCAGGGGGAAGAGCTTCGATTTCATCTGCTAATTGATTGTTGAAGCTGTCGCTGTACTGCGCCATAGACGGGCAGTAGACCTCAAGCTGCGTTCTATAGACCGTTGTTACGCAGCCGGTCAGTGACAGAGCTACGATCAGTAAGAGTATCGTTCTCATGTTCTGCCATGTTTTTGTAAAAATCAGAGGCCTGTGTCTGTGCCTCTAATTCGTCCTCAAGGACTTTGGTTTTCTCTTTAGCCCGTCCTTTGACCTGACCCATCACGTAAATGATAGGTAAGGCCAGAGCTAAAGCGCCTATTGCGTAGGACTTTATTTTAGAGAAAAGCATCAATGGATGCCTTCCTTGTGGTCATTAAATCTGGCATACGCTGCCAGTGCGATACCGCCTATTGCACAGAGCAAAAAGATAGTCTTCATGCTGTCGCTATAGGGAACCAAGGCTTCGATCTGAGGGGCAATTTCGCCCAGCGCCGTAGCGGCTCCAGCTACACCAGCGCCCACCATAGTCTTAGACTTAGTAAGCGGCTTAACTGCTTCGGCAGTAACCTTTTGAGCCATCATCGGCCCACCTTCATCAGATGGGAGTTGGGCGTCACGGGAGAATATAGCTGCTTCGGCTGCACGGCGGCGTGTCAGGCCACGAAGAGGCGTCAGCTTGCCGTCTACTCTGGCCTTGTTCCATCTCAAAAACTGCTCTGGTACGGCATCATAATCACCCGCATTAAGCTTTTTTAACAAGGTCGAGCTACGGAAGTTACCGCCGCCCAAGTTAAATACAAAGGATGTTAAAGCGTCATACTGGCCTTGCGATAATGGTACGTTAACGTATTTCTTAACTATCTTGCCGTGTTCATCTAGGTCTTCCATCAACCGCTTTTCGGCATAATCCACAGTCCACTTATCTCCAGACCTTACGCCTTTCGTGGCCCCAAATCCGTTTGTCCAGCGGTTTGCGACACAACGGTAGGCATGGACTAATCCATCATCGCCCATCTTATGTAGGCCTTCGAACTTCTTCACTAGATCAACGCATTGCTGCGATACACTTACGGGATGCATACTACTTCCTTTGGAATATAAATTTTGGGGGTGTATATGCATTATACATTAATTATGCGTACTTATCAACACTTAACTAATTGATTACAAACGGTTTTCTAATACTTCTATACGATCATTTGCTTCTTGCAATGCCGCCCACAACAGAGGAATTAGGCTGGTATAGTCCACAGTCTGGTAAATTGGCATTCCATCGTTATCTGTAGCATCTTTGGTCCCGTGAACTGCCCACGGCGTAGCCTCTTGTAGTTCATGGGCTATAAACATTGCCCGGGATTTTGTGTCACTGTCTCGCTTACCCATAATCGGGTCTACAGACATGATTGTATCTATGGCCCCTTGGACGCCACCTTCAACCGTCTTATACCGATAGTCAGAAGTCGTTACATAGCTGGCCGCTGAAACTGCATTCGTGACGGTAGCATTGTCGCAGGTAATATCACCCGTAACCGAAGCATCACCACTCAAGAATAAATCCTGCCAACGATTATTGTTTGTGCCAAGATCTTTGGTATTTGTTGCATCAGGAACCAATGCACCATCGGCCACATTAATATGAGCCAAGGCTTGCCAGACTGCATTATCTGCAGTTGAGTTAGCACAGACATGCATACGATCTGTGGTCACGTTCACCCACACTGACCCGACTGCATAGCCCAAATCCGTATCGTCATTGACCGTAGGATCTGACGTAGCATCTAGCTTGTTCAAGCCTCCAACTCCACCGTGTGCGGCTGGTAGGTAGCCTGTGACTGAGCTTGTCAGTGAAATCTTTGCGCTATCACCCGCTACGCCGGTATGCGTATGACCACTGGTTCCAAAGGCTGTCTGTAGTTGGTTAAACTCTGCGTTCAGTGGCGCTGCAGTAATATCCAGTGTGTTCTGTATGCTGCTTGCCGACTGTCTGGTATATCCTGCCATTATCTTTTCCCTGACTGTGCAAATTCAAATACTAGCCCTTGGATAGAATGTGGGCTGGCTACTGCGTCTGTTACGAAGGTAGCTCTGGTAGAGTAGCCGCTGCCTTGTATGTCTGACACGATGACGGGCTTACTTGAGCCGCCATATTTAACGTCTGTGGCGTTATAACTAATGTTCCTACCACCATAGACTGTAGGTGCGCCGGTAGAGTTCTGGCTGTAATCCCGTGGTGTAGAAGTGTCTGGATCAGACCAATCGTATTCAATGTTAAGAAGCATCGTGAATGGGCCTTCTGCCCTAATAAACGTATTTAACTTATGAATCACTTTGCGGATTTCAGTATCGCCAAAGTCTAAAAACGGCGTGGAGTAGAGGCTGATAATGTTAGCACCGGCTAGGCTGTTGCCTGTTTCTTGGCGATATACCTTACCATCAAAACCACCATGTAAGACGTACTCTTCTGCTCCTATGTATTCGCTCGTACAGACCGATACCTTAAAGCCCAGTAGCTCAGAAAACTCCCAGCCCATGCCTTGTGGAGTACTGGTCAAGCCACCTAATATGCCTTTGCCTTCGGAAGTATTGTCGCCCACAAAAAGACGGATCTGAGACTTGGCTCTTATAACCGTAGAATTAAGCGTATCTAAATCCTCATTACGGATAATATCAGTCAGCTTGCCTTGTATATTTTTGCTGATAGAGCGGATCTCTACGTCACCAATATTGGCAGTACCTGAAACAGGGCGCAGACCATCTGGGCTTAGAAATATTAGATCCCCGCCTAGCTCTTGTACTGAGTCACGGGCTACACAGCCTACGTTGCTGGTTACATTGTCAGGCTTAAACGGGGCAGTAGCTCCTTGGGCCGTATTCTTAGCCAGCTTCTTAATAGCGTTCTGACCGAAGACAAACAAATCTTCACGGAACGGCTTTAGCTGTACGACTTTAAATCCTGCAGAATATTGGTGGCTATCCGCCGCCGTAGTCCAAGTATATGGATCTTGTGGCGCTGAATGTGCAATGCCATTCTGGTATGCGACATCCCCCGCAATAAACAGGTAGTCCTCAAACACTTCTACAATCTCTGGGGCATCGTAAGCATTCGGCCCACCGGCACTGGACGATCCACCTGAGTTGGTTGAGAGTACCTGCTTCCAGTTAGTGCCGTCAAAGATTGTCAGAGGGTTTATGCCATCGACAAAGGCCACCATAGAGCCGCTGCCAAAGTTAAACTGCACATGGCGTATCTTGGTAATAGTCTTGGAGCCGCTAACTGTGTTGTGTGTCAGTCCGGTGGTAATTTTGCTCCAGCCAGAGCCGGTATTGTGTTTCCAAAAAGAGTAAGTATTTCCACCAACATCCTTACGTGCGGCTATAATGTAAGGCGATCCCAAAACTTCATTACGGTACATGCAGAGGCCAAGGATTTTGCCTTCGGCTACAGGATTACTTGAGCCGTCTAATGCCTGTACTTCCTGCCCGTACTCGCCACCAGAATAGGTAGCCGTGGTATCGTAATGATCAAAGCCTTCTATGCGTCTGTAGCCACCAAATAAACTAGGCTCGTAGTTCAATAGGCGAGTAGCTGCACCGGGGAAGTTAGCAGCAAGATCCAAATGGTTCTCGTTGCTATTAAGCCCACCCTTGCAGATAACCTTATAAGAGTCGATACGATCCACTATACACCACTCACTGATCTAAAACTGGCTGAAGCATTCCCGCCGCCAAAGTTAACTCTGGTATCTCTGACTTCTGAATAGGCATTAATATATTGAGATTTCATATCAGCTATAGCCCGTTCAAAATTGCGCTGGGCTAGTTGGGCCGACTCTGGATTATCCTTGAACATATAGATGTGATACAGCGCACCCTCTACAAAGATTGGTGTCAGTACGTCTGGATACACAAGAGCGCCGGTAGGTGTATCGTTATATGCTACAAGCTCAGTCGGGTGTAGGAAGTATCGAAACTCTAGGCGATACGGCTTATCAGGCGCTGGGCTAATGCCAAATCCTACGCCGTGGCTGGGGAATACATACTCAGGGCGACTGATACCTGCAGTAGCTGCATCATCGTCTTTATCACGATAGCTCTTGTACCATACATCCCGATCTATGTACTGCAGGGAGCGGTTATCTGTAGAGAAAGTACCATCGCCCACGATCTGAAAAGAGTTCCATTCAAGCGTCTTGGCTCTAGTCGGGTTACTATATTCTGTCTGCCCAACTACAACCTGAGTAAGCTCCTGAGCCGCATTAAAAGGCCACTCAAATTGCTGGGCGTTGAAGTCAAATATGGCGCTGTTAATCGCATCCTTAGCCGCCGCCTGTATGCCACGAGCGTTCTCAAAGTCAGACTGCGTAAGCTCGACTTCATTGAGTCGCCTTAGCACCCGATTAGTCAGGTCTAAAAATATAGTCATGTATGGGCCTTTTTAAGCTGCTATTTTTTTGAACGGCGGCTGGGAAATGCTTGGGGAAGAAGTCGATGCAAACGGCGCTGTATTCAGTGCTGCACTTCTTGAAGTGAATGGCGGCTCACTAACACTGGTGATTATGTTCTGAGCGCCATCGGCATTTACGATAGGTGTATTCAGAGTGCTGGTAATAGCGCCAGTTAAAGTTAGATTAGCATTGGCGCTAGTCTGGCTGTTAATATTAGCTATAGCACCGCTGGAGAATACGCCTTCGGGGTTGGCTTGAGTGGTAACCCCGATATCAGTAGACGGTTTACCATCTGCGACTGCATCACCATC